CGGCGCTGCTTATCTAATGCTGTGGGGCAACCCGGGCCCCCACGACGACAGATATCTGAAGCAATTGTGGGATGAAACGAAGACGAGAACAGATCGTATTCACGAGCGGCATCAATTCGTGCAGATGGCAATGCGTGAATGCGACACCACGATTCCCGCCGATTATGGTTCGCCACCTGGCGATCCCGTAGCTGAGTCTGTCGATCGCGAGCGCAAGGGGGCTGGCGATGTCTGAGCGGCCTCAGAAACCGAAGCGTTTCCGCTTCCATGTCGAATTGCCATCGTGCTTCGACGAGCCGATGACGTTCGATCTGAAAGAACTCGCACCGGCAACGCTCGCAGCGATCATCGAAGACTTGGCCGAGATCGATCCCGATGATCCACGGCTCCCGCGTCTGAAGGAGTGCTGGGATCATTTGACGTAAAACCTGCGCAAAGCAAGACTGATGCCGCCGGGACGCCAATCTCGGCGGCACTTGCGTTGGCGCTCCAACAACAAACGACTGATGCCACATGCAGGGAATGAGCGAGCGCCAGTATGCGGCGCATGCCGGCATCTCGCGTGGCGCAGTGCAAAAGGCGCGCGCCGCCGGTCGGCTGGTGCTGTTCCCTGACGGCTCGATCGATGCCCGGGCCTCGGACGTGCGGCGCGCCGCCACCACCGATCCGACGAAGCAGCGCGCACAGACGGGCAAGCCGCCTCGGTTCAAGCCGGTGCCCGAAGCAGCGCTCGGTTCGGTACGCGAGACGCTGAAGGAGCAGGATCTCCCCGCGGGCGGCAACGTCACCTTCGTCCAGGCGCGCACCGCGCACGAGATCGCCAAGGCGCATCTCGCGCGGCTGCGGCTGCAGCGCATGAAGGGCGAGCTTGTCGACCGGGCACGCGCCACCGCTCTGGTGTTCCGGCTGGCGCGCGAGGAACGAGATTCCTGGCTCAATTGGCCGGCGCGGGTCGCAGCCCTGATCGCGGCCGAGCTCGGCGTGGAAGCGCACGCAGTGCAGAAACTCATGGAGACGCATGTCCGCGGTCATCTCGGTGAACTCGCGGAGATTCGAACCGAGTTCCGATGACGTGTTCGCGTTCGAGGGCGCGGAGGAGCTGAACCAAGCCTGGTGCGACGGGCTGCTGCCGGATCCCGCGCTGACGGTTTCGGAATGGGCGGATCGGCATCTGGTGCTCTCGCCCCGCGCCTCGGCCGAACCCGGGCGGTACCGCACCGACCGCACGCCTTACATCCGCGCGATCATGGATGCGCTCTCGCCCGCGCATCCGGCACGCCGGGTCGTGTTCATGAAGGCGGCCCAGGTCGGGGCGACCGAAGGAGGCAATTGCTGGATCGGCTACGTCATTCATCATGCGCCGGGGCCGATGCTCGCGGTGCAGCCGACCGTGGAGCTTGCCAAGCGGTTCTCGCGCCAGCGCATCGAGCCGCTGATCGAGGAAAGCCCGAGCCTGCGCGAGCGGGTCAAGCCGGCGCGCTCGCGCGACGCCGGCAACACGGTGCTGTCCAAGGAGTTCCCAGCCGGGCTTCTGGTCATCACCGGCGCAAACAGCGCAGTCGGACTGCGTTCGATGCCGGCCCGCTACCTCTTCCTCGACGAGGTCGATGCCTATCCGCCGTCTGCCGACGAAGAGGGCGACCCGGTGGCGCTGGCGGAAGCCCGCACGCGCACGTTTTCGTGGCGGGCGAAGGCGTTCCTTGCCTCGACCCCGACCATTGCCGGGCTATCCCGGATCGAGCGCGAATACGAGGCGTCGGACCAGCGCCGCTACTTCGTGCCTTGCCCGCATTGCGGGGACATGCAGTGGCTCAAGTTCGAGCGGCTGCGCTGGACCAAGGGAAAGCCGGAGACTGCACATTATATATGCGCGTCCTGTGACGGCCGGATCGAGGAGCACCACAAGACGGCGATGCTCGCCGCCGGCGAGTGGCGGCCGACCGCGGAGGCACAGGATCCGGGAACCATCGGCTTCCACCTCTCGGCGCTCTATTCCCCGGTCGGCTGGTTCTCCTGGGAGCAAATCGCGCGCCTGTGGGAGGCGGCGACCACCGACGAGGCCAAGCGCAGCTTCAAGAACGGCGTGCTCGGCGAGACTTGGATCGAGACCGGCGAGGCGCCGGATTGGCAGCGGCTCTATGAACGCCGCGAGTCCTGGCAGATCGGTACGGTGCCGAGAGGCGGCCTGTTCCTGACGGCAGGCGCCGACGTCCAGAAGGACCGCATCGAGGTCGATGTCTGGGCCTGGGGGCGAGGCCTCGAAAGCTGGCTCGTCGATCACATCGTGGTCGAAGGCGGGCCCGAGCACGCGGAGACCTGGGACAAGCTCGGAAAATTGTTGAGCCAAACCTGGCCGCATGCGCATGGCGCGCAACTCGGTCTCGCCAAGCTTGCGATCGACACCGGCTATCAGGCGCCCGCCGTTTACGCTTGGAGCCGACGCGTCGGGCATGCCCAGGTGGCGCCGATCAAGGGCGTCGAGGGATTTAACCGTGCGGCCCCGGTGATCGGCCCCACACATGTCGACGTCACCGAAGGCGGCAAGAAGCTTCGGCGCGGTGCGCGGCTCTGGACGATCGCGGTCGCGACCTTCAAGAGCGAGACGTACCGCTTTCTGCGGCTAACGGCGCCGACTGACGAAGAGATTGCAGCGGGTGCCAAATACCCGCCAGGCTTCGTCCATTTGCCGAACGGTACTGAGGCCGAATGGGTGAAGCAACTCGTCGCCGAGCAGCTGGTAACCGTCAAGACAAAGCGCGGCTTTACCCGGCTCGAATGGCAGAAGCTGCGGGAACGCAACGAGGGATTGGATTGCCGCTGCTACAGCCGCGCCGCGGCCTGGATCGCAGGCGCCGATCGCTGGACCGAAGCGATGTGGCGCGAGCTTGAGCAGCAGGCCGGTGTCGCACAAGTCGCAGAAGAGCTTGGGAAGAATCCGCTACCTGGAGCGCTCGACAGCGTTGCCGGCGTCATCAGGCGCGGCCCGGCGCGCCGCGGCCGCCGCATCTTTCGGTCGAGCTATCTCACTTGAGGTGCAAGCGATCCAGCAAATTGTCCGTCATCGCCGCATCGGTGCGCTGAGCGGGACGGCCCCACGCAACACTTCCCTTGCGCCCAGTTGTGAACTGGACGCGCTTTCGACTTAGCGAAAATGCATCGGTCAGGACAGGCTATTTCGCAGGTGTGCTCTCTTTAGCCTGCGGTTCCTCGACCTTGGTTTCTTCGCTCTTCTGCTTGGCATCCTTCAGGAGTTGGTCAACGAGCTGAGTGCGTCGCTCTTGCTTGGCCTGCTTCTCCTGGAGTCGCTGCTGTTCAGCGAAGTACCTGTAATCCGTTTCCCAGCACATTGTCTTCTCCACTTCCGTGATGGGACCGACGGCATAGAATGTACTACTGCAGGAGCACAGTTCCAATGGCCCCGCTGCTGGCATTTCGACATGGCCTGTCAGCGCTCCTGGCACAAAGTTCCCAAAAATGACCCTCGACGAAATGATGACGCAGCGCGATTTGCTGCTCGCTGCGCGCTTTCGCGGCGTGCGCACGGTCGAGATCGATGGCCGCCGGGTCACCTACGCGTCCGATGCCGAGATGGCGGCCGCCATCACGGATCTCGAACGCCGGATCGCGGCGGCCCAGGAGGGTGGCCGGAAGCGCCGAATCCTCACATCGGCTTCGAAGGGACTTTGAGTGCTCGCGTCGCTGACAGCATTCCGGCGGCGGGTCGGAGCGTTTATTGGCGGGTTCGAAGCGGGGCTTGCGAACCGGCGGCTGAAAGGCTTCCAGCCGAGCCGGGCGCATCTCAACACGCTCATTGCTGGCGCAGGTGCCGACATCACCGCCCGCGCCCGCTGGCTCGTTCGCAACAACGGTTATGCCGCGAACGCGATCGAGAGCTGGGCCGGCAACGTGGTCGGCGCCGGCATCACGCCGTCATCGCTGATCACCGACCCCGAGCTCAAGGTGAGGGTGCAGAAGCTCTGGCTCGACTGGACCGACGAGGCCGATGCCGAAGGCTTCACCGATCTCTACGGTCTGCAGCGTCGCGCCGCGCGTGAGGTGTTCATCGCCGGCGAGGTGTTTTTTCGGTTCCGCCCGCGGCGGCCGCAGGACGGGCTCACCGTTCCACTGCAGCTGCAGATGCTGCCGTCCGAGATGCTGCCGATCAATCGCAATGAGGTTGCAGAGAATGGCAATATCATCCGCCAGGGCATCGAGTTCGATGCAATCGGCCGCCGGGTCGCCTACCACTTCCTGCGACGGCATCCGGGCGATTTTACCGATCCCGGCTTGGCCGGCGAGACGGTGCGCGTGCCCGCCTTCGAGGTGGTGCACATCATCGATCCAGTCGATGCCGGGCAGCTGCGCGGCGTGTCGCGGTTTGCCGCCGGCATCGTGAAACTGTTCCTCCTTGACCAGTATGACGACGCCGAGCTCGACCGCAAGAAGGTTGCGGCGATGCACGCGCTGTTCATCACCACGCCCGCGCCGACCGAGCCGCTCGATGCTGCGGAAGGACGCGACGAGAGCGACGAGCGCACCATCGACCTGCAGCCCGGGCAGATCACCATGCTGGAGCCGGGCGAGGAGGTGCAAACATCGGCTCCTGCGGATTCGGGGCAGACCTACGAGCCATTCCAGTACCGTACGCTGTTGTAGGTCTCGGCGGCACTCGGCGTGCCCTATGCCTACCTGTCAAACGACATGCTCAAGGCGAACTACTCGAACTCGCGCCTTGCACTGCTCGAATTCCGCCGCCGCATCGAGGCCTACCAGCATGCGGTGATCGTCTGGCAGCTATGTCGCCAGGTTTGGGCGCGCTGGATGGATACAGCGGTATTTGCGGGCGCGATCGACTTGCCGGAATACGAGAAGCGCCGACGGCAGTACCTCGGATGCGACTGGCTGCCGCCAAAATGGGACTGGATAGATCCCCTGAAGGATGCGCGCGCCGAAATCGAGCAGATCAATGCGGGGCTCAAGAGCCGCAGCCAGTCGATCGCCGAACGCGGCTACGACGCCGAGCAGGTCGATGCGCAAATCGCAGCCGACCAGGCGCGCGAGAAATCCCTCGGATTGAGCTTCCGTTCGGCTGCGGCCGGAGCGCCGCTGCCTGGCGACTCGAACGACCTGCAAGCTGCCGCAAACTGACGACCAAAGGACAATCTTTCGCACATGCTTGATCTTCCGCACCTGGCGGCCCGCGTGTTCGGGACTCCGCTGCTGATTGCGCGCGGCAAGCTCGAGGTGATCCTCGGCGTGCTCGGGCCTCGCCTTGCTGGCGGCAAGCTGGACCCGATTGACGCAGTGGCCGATCCGCCTCCGCTGACCTCGATCACGGTCGAGCGGATTGCGGTCGTCTCGGTGATCGGCACGCTGGTGAGCCGCTCGGGCTATCTCGATGCCGCCAGTGGGCTCGCGTCCTACGGCGACATTGGCGATGCCATTGGCGGCGCGATGTTGGACCCGACCGTGCGCGGCGTCATCTTGGACGTGGATTCTCCCGGCGGCGAAGTGGGCGGCCTGTTCGACTTGGTCGAGCGGATCGCCGCAATCAAGTCGGCCGGAGCCAAGCCCCTTTGGGCGGTGGCAAACGAGAACGCGCTGTCGGCGGCCTACGCGATCGCGAGCGCCGCCGATCGCATTTATGTGACCCGCACCGGCGAGATCGGCTCGATCGGCGTCGTGGCAGTGCACATCGATGAGAGCCGCGCCGATGCCAAGGATGGGCTGGTCTGGTCCTTCATTTTCGCCGGTGACCGGAAGGTCGACGGCAATGCCCATGAGCCGCTTTCGGAGCGGGCGCGCAGCACGATCCAGGCGGACGTCGATCGGCTCTATTCCGAGTTCTGTACGCTCGTGGCCGCGAACCGTGGCTTGAGCCAGTCGCTGGTGCAGAGCACGGAAGCTGCCATCTACCGTGGCGAGCTTTCTGTCCGCGCAGGATTGGCCGATCGCGTCGGCACGCTCGATCTCGCCATCGCCGAAATGGTCGCCGAACTCGACCGCGCGAGCGCGCGAGGGAGCGCGACCATCATCAACCCCGTACCAAAGAGGAGCTCATCCATGGGCACCAGTGAAACCGAACGCGTAGAGCGTCCGAACGACTCCCCCGACTGTGCCCGCGACCCAGGCCGGTCCGGCGGAAACCAGGGTAATTGACCCGCCTGCGCCTACCGTTGCTGCGGCACCCGAAATCCCTGCACCCGAACCTGCAGCGGAGCCGACTGCCCCACACGATCCGGCCGACAGGCTGCGCGCGGAATTCGCCGAGATCGCCACCATCGCAGCGCAGGCTGCGCGGCTCGGCGTGACGGTCGACGCAGCGGATGCCATGCGCAGAGGCATCTCGGCCGACGCGCTGCGCCGCTCCGTCCTGGACGCGCTTGCCGCCCGAACGGAAGCGACCAGTGTCATCGCAGCGGCACCGCCGACCACGGCAGCCATGGACAGCCCGATCGTGCGCCTTGCACGGCGGCATGCCGCGGAAGCGCGCGGCTGAGCGTCGAAAACTCAAGGAGAACCCGACATGCCCACATTGACCATGGCGCCGACGCTTGGCGACCTGCTGAAGTACGAGCTCAACGCCAATTACAGTCGCGAGACCGTCACGCTGAAAGCCGGCACGAACTATGCGCTCGGCTCCGTGCTCGGAAAGATCACCGCTTCCGGCAAATACCGCCTGTCGCCCGCAGCCGAGGTCGTCGGCGACGAAGGTGCCGAGACTGCGGTCGCTATCCTGATCGAGGCGGTCGACGCCACCGCCGAAGACAAGACCGGCCTCGTGCTCGCGCGCGGCCCCGTCATCCTGTCCAAGGCCGGTCTCGTGTTCGATGCGTCAGTCGACGACAATACGAAAACGGCGGCCAAGCGTGCCGAGCTCTCTGTTGTCGGGCTCGTGCCGCGTGAGGCGGCCTGACGCACCCCACGGCACCGATCTCATCCGATCAACGGGCCCGGCGGAATTCCCCGCCGGGCCCGAACTCTTTCGAGGAGACCTTCATGGCACCGATGCTCAATCCCTTCGACGCCGGCGGCTACTCGCTCGCCGAGATGACCACCGCCATCAATATCCTGCCCAACACCTACACCCGGCTCGGGCAAATGGGACTGTTCCGGTTCGAGGGCGTCACCCAGCGCAGCGTGATCATCGAGCAGGCCGAGGGCGTGCTGAACCTGCTGCCGACCGTGCCGCTCGGCGGAGCAGCCTCCGTCGCCAACCGCGATTCCCGCTCCATGCGCTCGTTCACGGTGCCCTGGATCCCGCACGATGACGTCGTCACCCCACAGGATATCCAGGGGGTCCGGGGGTTTGCCGTGGCGGATGCGGCCGATCCGCTCGCCACCACCATGGACCGCAAGCTCAACCGCATGCGGGCCAAGCATGCGCAGACCCGCGAGTATATGGAGATCAATGCGTTGCGTGGCATCGTCAAGGATGGCGCCGGGCTGACGCTGTACGACTATTTCGACGAGTTTGGACTTGAGCAGATCTCGGTCGACTTCGTGCTCGGCACGGCAGGCACCAATGTGCAGGCCAAGTGCCGCGACGTGCTGCGCAACGTCGAGGCCGAACTCAAGGGCGAGACCATGAGCGCAGTTCTGGCGCTCGTCAGCCCCGGCTTCTTCGACAAGCTGATCGGCCATGCCAAGGTGGAGGAGGCGTACAAATACTATTCCACCACCGGGCAGCAGCCGCTGCGCGAGGACACCCGCCGGCGTTTTCCGTTCTCGGGCCTGGTGTTCGAGGAATACAATGCGCCGGTCACGCTCTCCACGGGAGCGACCGAGACGCTGATTCCCGCCAGCGAAGGGATCGCTTTCCCGCTCGGCACCATGGATACCTTCGTGACCTATGGCGCGCCGGCGAACCTGATCGAGACCGTCAACACCGTGGGGCTGCCGATCTACGCCCGCCAGCTCGCGCGGCAGGACGGCAGCGCCATCGATGTGAAGACGGAAGCCTCGATCCTGCCGGTGAACAAGCGGCCGCGGCTTGCGGTCAAGATTCACACCAGCAACTGAGCCGCCGTCGTGGATGCGTTCGCCGTGGCAACCGACGCGTTGTTCGCCGACCCGAACATCGCCCGCGACGCCGTCTGGCCCGACCAGGTCGTCGGCTTCGGCGACAGCCGGGCAATCCTGCCGGCGGTGTTGATCGAGGTGCGCCGTTCGGAAATGCCAGAGCCGGCGATCGGCGACACGGTCGAGATCGATGACGATCTGTTCGAGATCATCGCGACGCCCGTCGCCGACAGCTTGCGGTTGGTGTGGACCTGCGAAGCCGCGCTGAAGGCGTGAGTCGATGCGTTTCACCTTGAAGACGGACGACATCGCGAAGCGCCTTTCGGGCACGCAAACGCAGATTGCGCGCTCGGTCACCGGCGCCATGCGCGAGGCGACTGACGGCCTCAAGACCGACCTGCGCGCCGACGTAGTCGGCGCCGGCCTCGGCCAGCGTCTCGCCAATACCTGGCGCGGCAAAACTTATCCGCAGAGCGGCGCCAGCATCGAGGCGGCAGCGTTCGTTTGGTCGAAGGCGCCGAACCTCGTCGATGCCTTCGACCGTGGCGTGACCATCCGCTCCAGGAGCGGGTTCTGGCTCGCCATCCCGACGCCGGCCGCCGGCGTGAAGGGTCTCAGCGCCACCGGCGCCATGAAACGGATCACGCCAGGCGGCTGGGAGCGGCGCACCGGCATGCGGCTGCGGTTCGTCTATCGCAGGACTGGCCCGTCGCTCCTGGTCGGCGACAACGCGCGATTGAGCAAGAAGGGTCTCGCGAAACCGAACATCGGGCGCCGCCGTGGTGGCGGGCCGTACACACGGCTCGCCGGCCGATCGACGGTGGTGGTGTTCATCCTGGTGCCGCAGGTGACGTTGAACAAACGCCTCAACATCGAGTCCATTGCGCGGCGCTGGGGCGACCGCGTCGGTGGCCTGCTCGCGAACCATTGGAGATGAGCGTGCATCAAGCACGAATTGCGGTAGCCGCCGCTCTCCTGTGCTTCGCCTTCATCGCAGCCGTCCTGGTGGTGACCGCGCCATGACCAGCAAGCGCGAACAGGTGCTCGATGCGGTCGTCACCCTGATCACCGCCGCCGCGCCGGAGGCCAAGGTCGAGCGCAATCTGGCCAAGCCCGAGCGTATTCCGCCGGGCGGCCTCGTCATCGTCCGCGACGGCGACCCCGGCGAGCCCGAGGTCACGCTCTCGCCCCTGACCTACGTCTTCAGCCACCGCATTCCGATCGAGATTGCCGTGCACCAGGCAAACGATCCGCGTGAGCAGGCGCTCGACGCGATCCTCGGCCAGATCGGCATCGAGGTCGCCGGCAACCGCACGCTGTGGGGCTTGTGCGATTTCCTGGAGGCGGAAGCGCCGGCGACCTCCGATGTCGGGCGTGCTGCCCGGCCGCTGGGCCGATGCCGCGCTCGTCGCGACCTACGGCACCCCTGATCCGCTGAACTGACACTCATTACTATTGGAGGAATCCCATGGCACGGGCCAGAGGAGCAAACACCGTCATGGCAGCGGCGTTCGAATCGACCTACGGCACCCCGCCGGGGTCCGGCTACAAGAAGCTTCCCTTCGTGTCCTCCGAGCTCGGCGACGAGCAGAACCTGATTGCGAGCGACCTCCTTGGGCTCGGCCGCGAGCCGCTGCCGCCGAGCCGCGACGTGATCAACAACGAGGGCGATGTCGTCGTCCCGGTCGACCTGCGCAATTTCGGCCACTGGCTGAAGTTGCTGATGGGCACCCCGACGAGTGAGGAGGATACGGGCGTCTACACCCACACCTTCGTCTCAGGCGTGCTGGCGCTGCCCTCGATGGCGATCGAGATCGGCATGCCGGAAGTGCCGAGCTACGGCATGAACTTCGGCGTGCGCGCCAACTCTATGAAAATCCAGCTGCAGCGCTCGGGGCTGCTCAACGCCACCATGAGCCTCGTGGCGCAGGGCGAGACCAGGACCACCTCGTCGTCCGCCGGCAGCCCGAGCGAAGCGGTGATCGAGCGCTTCTCGCAGTTCATGGGCGAGGTCAAGCGCGACGGCACTGCGCTCGGTCACATCGTCTCGGCCGAGCTCAATTACTCGAACAATCTCGACAAGGTGGAAGTGATCCGGCCCGACGGTCGCATCGAGGACGCGGACCCCGCCATGGTCGGCGTCACCGGCACCATCAACGTGCGCTTTGCCGACACCGTCCTGCTCGACCAGGCGACCTCGGGCGAACCCTGTGAGCTCTCGTTCAGCTGGCAGATCGATGCCGACCGGTCGCTTCTTTTCACCATCCACAGCGCCTTCCTGCCGAAGCCCAAGACCCCGATCCAGGGCCCGGGCGGCATCCAGGCGGCATTCGCCTGGCAGGCCGCCAAGGACCCGGTCGAGGGCAAGACCTGCACCGCGGTGCTGGTCAATGACGTGGCGGCGTACTGAACCTGCGCCGCGCAGTTCGATGGCCAAGCGCCGCTCGAAATCCCTCACCACAAGAGAGAAACCCATGCTCAAGCTTGCGTTCGACCGCGAGCCGTTCTGGCTCGACGTTCTGCCTGGAGTGCGCATCCAGTTCCGCCCGGTGACGGTGGCGGCGATTCTGCTGGCGCGCAGGGCCGCCGCCGACGTGCTGCGCGCCGGCGGCGATGACGCGGCGGTGAAAGCCGGCGTCGCCTTCACCAGATCGCTCGCCCATTCCGGCATCGCGGCCTGGGAAGGCATCGGCGACAAGGACGACAACCCGGTCGAACCCAGCAGGGATACGGTCGACGCGGCGCTGGAACTCTGGCCGGTGTTCGACGCGATCGACCGGCTCTATGTCGCGCCGGCGCTGATCCAGGACGCGGAAAAAAACGCCTGATCGCCCTCGCCGAGTGGCACTTCGGCGGGGGCGATGGTTATTGCGCCGCCTGTCCCGAGACCTGCACCGCCTGCCCCTATCTCGAACACGCCCCGAGCACGCCTGACGGCATTGCCGCCTGGGGCGTGCTCAAGCGCGCCGCCGGACAGGTCCGCGCCGGAATCGGCGGTGTCTATGCGCTCGATTTTACTGCGGTGCTGATGCTCGCCGACGCCATGGGTGCGCTCAGTCCGCTGCTGGCCGAAGCGCTTCCCGAGATCGAGCCGATCGTCGTGCGCGCCTATGGGCGGACTCCGACTGAATGAGCACCACGCAAGTTTCCATCCGCCTCGGCGTCGAAGGCCAGGCCGAGATCAAGCGCGCCTTCGACGAAGTCGGCAAGGCCGGGCAGGATTCATTCCGCAACGTCGACGCGGCGATGGATTCGGCCGGCGCCGCGACCGACCGCGAGACGCAGCGGCTGCAACGCTTGGCGCAAGCCGCCAAGCAGGCGCAGGCGGCGGAAGCGGCGCAGCGCAACTTCAATGCGGCGCTCGGCGTCGAACGGCCGGCGGCCGGTTCGGCGCGCGAGTCGGCCCGCTGTTCGAGGACACGGCCAAGGCGGCGGAGGACCTGGAGGCCCGCACCGCGGCGCTGCGCGCGCAGATCGATCCGCTAGGCGAAGCCGAGCGGCGCATGAATGCGGAGGTCGCGGAAGCCGACTCGCTGTTCAAGGCCGGCGCCATCACCCAGAAGGAGCATGGCGACGCGGTTGCGCTGGCCAAGGACCGCTTCGATCTCGCGGCCGGCGCGCTCGGCGAACTCGGCGAAAAGTCCGGCCTGACCGGGGGGCAGATCAGGGCGCTGATCTCGACCTTCCGGCTTGCCTCCAATGCGGCGGCAACCGGCGAGGTGCCGCTCGGCAAACTCACCATCCAGGCGCTCAAACTCGGCAAGGCGTTCGGCGCCGATTCCGGCGGGCTCACCGGCATCGTCGGTGGCGTCGGCCGGGTGCTCGCCTCCGTCATCACCCCGGCTGCGGCCGTCACCGGCACCCTGCTGGCGGTCGGCGCGGCGGCCGTCTTTGCCTATGACAGCTGGTCGCGCGGCCAGAAGCAGCTTGAGGTCGCCGCCGCCGGCCTTGGCCGCACGGCCGGCGCCACCTCGGACCAACTCGACGGCATCGCCCGGAGTACCGCGTCGGCCGGCGGCGTCTCGGTTGCGGTCGCCCGCGAGATGGAGGTTGCGTTCCTGCAAACCGGCAGGATCGGCGCCGAGCATTTCGAGGGGCTGATCAAGGTCGCCAAGAACTACGCGACCACGGTCGGCACCGACGTAAAGACCGGGACCAAGGAACTCGCCGACGCCTTTGCCGATCCGGTCAAGGGTGCCGATGCGCTTAATGACAAGCTTCGGTTCCTCGACGACCGGACGCGGCAATATATCCGGGCACTCGCCGACCAGAACGACAAGACCGGCGCCCAGCGCGTCCTGCTCGATGGGCTCAAGGGCAGCGTCATCGATGCCGCCGAGGCCACCACGGCGCTTGGCCGTGCCTGGGACTTTGTCGCGCGGATGGCGTCGAACGCCTATGACGCGTTGGGGCGGGCGGTGTCGCGCGCAATCGATGGTGCGCCGCTCGATGAACGGCTGCGGCAGCTCCGGGAGGAGCGCGAACGCCTCCAGCAGCTCATCGAGAAGCCGCAGACCAAGCTTGCCCGCCAGGCGCGCGGCTTTGCCACCCGGCAATTGGCCGAAGTTGAGGCCGAGGTCGCCCGCATCGAGGCGAGGCTCGATGCCATTGCGGCCCGCGCCAAGGAAGCCAAGGCCAACGAGCAGTCGGTCCGCGCCGGCAATCTCGCGCGCGAGCTCACGCCCGGCTTTGAAGACTTCCAGACGCTGAAGGCGCGCGAGGCGCAGCTGCGTGCCGCGCTCGACGACCCGCTGATCGCTAAGAAGGTCGCCGACCTCAAGCAGGTCGAGACCGCCTATGACGGCGTCGCGCGCGCGGTCCGCACTTGGCTCGACCCGGCCGAGAAGGCCCGCCGCCTCGACGAACTGGAAATCCAGGCGCTTGCCGCCAAGACCCCGGCGCAGAAGGCCGCCATCGCCGAGGAGCGGCGACGGATCGAACTCGCCGGCCAAGCCATTCCGGTCGCGCTGGCAGAAGCCGAAATCACCCGCGCCGGCGTCAAGGCGCGCGCCGAGGCGACGCAGGCGCTGATCGACCAGGCGCGCGTGCTGGACGTGAACACCAGCGCGACGCTGACACTGGCCGATGCCTGGCTGAAAGGCGCTGCGGCAGCGCAGGTTGCGGAAGTCCGCCGCCGGGCGCTGACCGAATCGATCCAGAACGGGGTCGATGTCGAGAAGCGGGCGCGCGACCTTCTGCGCGAGCAGATCGCCGAGCAGGCCGCGCAATCGGCCAAGTCGGTCGACGACCTCGGCGCCCAGGCCGACGCGCAGCGCCGGCTCAATGATATGGTCCTCGCCGGCAGACTCTCGACCGAGCAGGCCCAGCGGCAGATGCAAGTCGAGCAGGCGCTCCGCCCGCTGCTGATCGCGCAGACGCTGGCCGAGGGCGAAGCAAAGTCGACGCTCGGGCGGATCATTGATGAGCTACGGGGCGCCTATGCGCGGCTGCATGGCGAGCAGGCGCGCGCCGCCGCGTTGCAGACGCTGGAAGGACAGCGCAACCAGATCGAGCTGCTGCAGAAGCAGATCGAGCTGATCAGTCAGGGCGAATCGCAGCGCGCCATTGTCATCGCGCAGTTGCAGGCCGAGCAGCAGCTCCGCCAGAAGGGTATCGATCTGGCCAGCGCCGAAGGCCAGGCGATCATCGCCAATGCGGCGGCGATCGAGCGGCTCAACCAGTCGCTGGCGCAGTCGCAAGGCGCCATGCAGGCGCTGCAAGGGATGACGGACGCGGCGTTCAATCGCTTCTCGACCCTGATTGCCGAAGGCAAGACCGACTGGAAGTCCTGGGCCGATGCCGGACGCGCCGCCATCGCCGATATCGAGAAGGAGCTGTTGCGGCTCGCCGTCCTCAACCCGCTCAAGAACTTCCTGTTCGGCACCAACCTGACCACCCTCAACAATGTCGGCGGTCTCCTGGGCAACCTGTTCGGCTTCAAGCTGCACGAGGGCGGGGTAGCCGGCATCGACGGCTCGCCCGCCTTCTTGCCGGCAGTCGTGTTCCGCAACGCGCCGCGCTTCCATGACGGCGTGTTCCTGCGGCCCGACGAGGTGCCGGCGATCCTGCAACGCGGCGAGCGGGTGCTGAGCCGTGCCGAGGCTTCAGGCTATGAGCGCGGCGGGCGCTCGGCACCGATCGTCCTCAACTTCTCGGTCCAGACGCCCGACGCCGCCTCGTTCCGGCGGGCGCAAAACCAGATCGCCGCCGACATGGCGGCGGCGCTGCGGCGGGCGGAGCGCAACCTGTGAGCGGATTCCACGACGTGCGGTTTCCCGACGCGGTGGCGCGCGGCGCGACCGGCGGTCCGGAGTTCTCGACCGACATCATCACGGTCGCCTCCGGCTTCGAGCAGCGCAACGTCAACTGGTCGGAGGCGCGCGCCAAGTACGACATCTCGACCGGCATCCGCACCCGCGAGCAGATGGCCGAGGTGATCGCCTTCTTCCGCGCCCGCAAGGGGCG